TTAATTTTTGTAAAATCGCTTTTATTCAAGAAGATTTGAATTCGACTCTTATTCAGTTTGAGGAAAAAGAGAATCGGATTCGCGTCAAAGATAATTATCAGGATATTCAGTTTGTTTTAAGCACTATTTCATGAGGAGAAGAAAATGGAAAACAACAAAATAACAATTATTTGTACAGAATGTAAAAACGTGAGGAATTCCTGGGACCTGGTCAGCGATGACGAGAAAAAGAATTTCGCGGTCTGTTTGGGATGTCTCCAAAAGGGAATGGACCCGATCAATTTCGACGAGCTGATCAGTTTTCGAAAATTAAATCCTGGAGCCGATCGAATATGAAACTTTACGAATATACTCAGGACTATTTAAATTTAATGGAAATGTCTGAGGAGCTCGATCAGGACGTTTTGATCGATACGATCGAGGCGATCACAGAATCGGTCGAAGTGAAAGCCGAGAACATCGCGAAAATTATTCGGACTTTCGAGGCTGAGGCGAAAGTGATCAAGGCTGAGGAGGAGCGTCTCGCCGAAAAACGAAAAACTCACGAAAACAAAATCAGTTATTTAAAAAAATATTTATTCGAGCAACTCGAAGCGATCGGGATTCGGAAAATTAAACGTCCATTATTTACGATCTCAATTCAAAACAACCCGCCGAGCGTCGACGTGATCAATCCCGACGAGATTCCCGTCGATCTATGGACCCGACCCGACCCAGTCCTGGATAAAAGGAAAATTTTATCGCTGCTTAAAGCAGGCGACGACGTCCCAGGCGCGGCGATGAAAATATCGAAGGGACTGAGAATCAGATGACTCAGCTCGATATCACTCCAGGGACGGACATCGTCACAGAAAAAGCAACTTATTTAATTTACGCGGCTCCAGGCGTGGGAAAGACATCGACGGCGAAATTTTTTCCAGGAAATACACTCGTCATCGATATCGATCGGACGACTCGCGTCCTGAAAGGCTGCCAAAATATCGACGTTAATTATTTTAATAGCGTCGACGCCTGGACCGAGTGGGGCGAAACGCTCAAAAAGCTCCAGGCTGCCGATCTTTCGAAATACGATACAATCTTTATCGATAACATTTCGGAACTCGAGCGCTGCATACTCGCGAGCCTGGGACGCGACGGGAACAACGGACGAATCCCGTCACAGAAAAATTATTTGCAGATGCAATTTTATCTGGTCGACTCGATTCGATTCCTGAAAACACTCGATAAAAATATCGTGATTTCCGCCTGGGAGACCTCGGATGTCTGGACGAATGAGGACGGGCAGCAATACAATCGCGCCTATCCTTTTATATCTCAGAAAATCCTCAATAATGTCATGGGATTATGTGACGTGGTCGCTCGCCTGGTCTACAATCCGAAAACGAATTCGAGGGGGTTTTATTTGCAGCCGACGCCGTCCGTCTATGCAAAAAATCAGCTCGACGACCGTCAGTTTTGTCTCCAGGAGGAGATCATGGCGTCACCTGAGGAGAATATCCCGAGACCCGTGATCGTCCAGGGGACCGATCAGGAGGCGGAGACAGGATGATTCTGAGACCCTATCAAGAAAAGTATATCCATCGAGTCCGACAGGCATATCTCGACGGATATCGGTCGCCGTGTGTGGTCGCGCCGTGTGGGGCGGGGAAATCGGTGATCATCGGCGAGATCGTCAGGCGGACGGCTCAAAGAGATCGAAAAATTTTGTTCCTGGTCCATCGGCGAGAATTATGTGATCAGATCGAGGAGACATTCGATCAGCTCCAGGTCCCGTCGGACAGTTATAAAATCGGTATGGTCCAGACGATCTCGAGGAGACTAGGGTCGACTGAGGAGCCGAGTCTGATCATCACGGACGAGAATCATCACGGACTGGCGAGCTCGTATCGGAAAATTTATGATTATTTCGCGGACGTCAGGCGCCTCGGATTCACGGCGACGCCGATCAGATTAAACGGCTCAGGACTAGGAGACGTTAATGATCTACTGATCGAGGAGGTCACGGCGTCCTGGCTGATCGAAAAAGGATATCTCGCGCCGTATCGATATTTCGCGCCAAAATTAATCGACGAGAACACGCTCAAGTTAAACAGTCTCAGAGAATTCTCGTCATCCTCAGTCGATCAAGCGATGAGGGAAAATCGGACGATTTTCGGCGATGTCGTCGCTCATTACAAAGAATTAGCTCCAGGAGAAAAAGCGATTTGTTACTGTCATTCGATCGAAGCAAGCCGAGAAGTCGCTCGAGAATTTCGTGATCATGAGATCAGCGCCGCGCATATTGACGCGAAAACGCCGCAGCATGAGCGCGAAAAAATTATCAACGATTTTCGATCAGGAGACATCCAGGTCCTGTCGAATGTCGATCTCATCGGCGAAGGTTTTGACGTCCCTGACTGTTCGACCGTGATCTTACTGAGACCGACTCAGAGTTTATCCCTTTATATTCAACAATCTATGAGGGGGATGAGATACAAGCCTGGAAAACGGGCGACGATTATCGATCATGTCGGGAATGTCCATCGATTCGGATTACCAGACGCCGATCGGGAGTGGAGCCTGGCGAATGTCGCTCCAAAATCGACGAGCGTCCCGATAAAAACGTGCTCGTCCTGCTTTACGGTTTACGCGGCGAATATGAGGCGCTGTCCTTCATGTGGATATATTCAGCCGATTATCGAAAAGCCTCGCGTCCTGGAGGTGGACAAGGACGCGCAGCTCGAAGAAATTAAACCAGGATTCGTCCTGGATTATCGAGAGCCGAGCGATTGTCAGAATATGTCTGAGCTTTTCGAATTAGCAAAAAATAAAAATTATAAAAAAGGTTGGGCGTATCATCAAGGAAAATTATTAGGATTCATCTAAAAAAAATATGAATAGGAGTTTTTTAATATGACTTTTCAACTAAACCATGACGACACGTTTGACGCGAATATCCCTGACGGCGAGTTTGAGGTCGTGATCAAGTCGGTCCAGGAGAATGTCACTCAGGGCGGCTCAGAATACTGTCAATTCGATTTAGTGATCAGGAACGACATCGAGCAACCAAACAAAAATAATCATATTTTTCACAAAGTATGGAGAGCGAAAGCGACGGGCGAATATAATCCAAAATCATTTAATGTCATCGGAAAAGCTGCAAGCCTCCCGAACGGGAAAGTCTATTCGAGTCTGGAGGAGCTTTTCCAGGATTTCGTCGGGCAGCCTGTCCGAGTTAGAGTCAAAAACGAAACGTCGCAGCATAACGGGACAACCTATGAGAATTTGAACGTCAAACAATGGAGCCCGACTCGGATGTCTGGAGCCGTCCGCCATATACATAAGGAGCAAGCAGCGCGCCAGGCGGCGAATGACGCGTTTTCAATGCCTCCTGATCAACAGTTTACTATTTCAGACGACGAGCTGCCGTTTTAGGGGGACGCCATGACGACAACGAGAGAAAACGTGCAGGAGTTACTGCCTGGAGCGAAAATCATCAAGTTAAAAGGATATTTTAAAAACAAAGATTATAAAGCAGCAAAAACGCCGATCGAGGCATGGCAGCAGGCGGACGATCTCCAGGACGAGGAGATCGGCGCCTGGCTCGATTTGGGCGGGTGGATAGGCGCGACGATTCCGCCTGAGCGACTGATCATCGACATCGATGATCACGAATCAGGCGAAATCGTGGACAACATTCTCGAGGAGTACGGATTTTTTTATCACGCAATTAAAACGCCGAACGGTCGTCAGTTTATTTTTAAAGAGTCGGACGAGGAGATCAGACAGATCGCGAAATATTTTACATCGATCGGGGTCCAGGTGGACACGCGCGTCGCGGGAAAAGGTTACATTGTTTTTCCGACCGATCAAACCAAAAATAGAACCATTATAAAAAAAGCCGAGCGCGATCTCTCAGATTTGCCTCGGTTTTTGATACCTATCAGACGCGCAGCGAAACACGATTTTTCTTTTCCGATCAGCGATCAAGGAAATCGGAATGACACTCTTTATCGATTCGCGGCGAGTCTGAGATCGTGGGGACTGGAGCCTGGAGAAATCGATTCCAGTATGAAAATGATTTATGATTTTTTGCTCCTGGATAAAAAAGATTTTTCATTTTCTGAGCTGCAAAACCTGATCAAAAGCGCGATCAAGTGGGAGCCCGATGTCGTGCAGCCTTACGAGATCAGCGTCAGCGATCGACGACTCCCGATCAGCTATCAATCGAAACAAAATCAGCTTTTTAAAATCGTGATCAAAAAAGCGCGCGGCGTGGAATATGAGGAATTGAAAAGAATTTCGAGATCAACGGCTCATATTTTAAAGGAGCTCAGGGACCTCGAAAGCGATCAGATTTTTTATGAGATCGCCTGGATGGAACATGACGAGGAAAATCGAAAGACCGTCGAGGCGACGAACCTGACAACAAAACGCGAACTTTTACGGCTCGCGAATTTTGGACTCGGCGTCACGGAAAACAACGCGAAAGACCTGATCGATTATTTCGAGAATTATCTCGCTCAGATCAGAATCCCTCAAGTTTTCAAAGTGGAGCGCCTGGGACGGATAAAAAATCGGTTTATTCATCCTCTCGATTCTGGAGACGTGCTCCTGGAGCCGTCATCGAGTGGAGAGCGACAGATCGTCGAAGCGTTTAAAGAAAAGGGAACGATCGAGACCTGGAAACGCGATGTCTTTGATCAGATCAAAGATCATCCGAAAGTCCTTTTTATGGTTTTCGCTTCATTCGCGTCGGTCATCCTGAAAGACCTGGAGATAAAATCATTCGTCGTCGATTTATCAGGCTCGACCTCTCAAGGGAAAACGACGGCGCTCCAGGTCGCTCGGACCGTGTGGGGGGCTGAGGGACTGATCAATGAATGGAATGTGACGCGCGTCTCAGTCGAGCGAAAGGCGGCATTTTTTAATGATTTTCCTTTATACATGGATGACACCAGGAAAGCCGATGAGCGAATTCTCCAGTCGATCGTTTATCAATTTTCAGGCGGAAAAGCAAAAGGACGAGGCAGTCTGACGGGTCAACAGGACGAATCGACCTGGAATAATATTTTAATTTCGACAGGCGAGATTAGCCTGGCGGATTTCGCAGAAAAAGCAGGCGGCGCCGTCGCGCGAATCATTCCTCTAGTCGATGAGCCTTTTAATTATCCTGATCAAGAATTTTTTTCGAAAATATATAAAGCGATCGCAGCGAATCACGGGACGCCAGGATTAACATTTTTAAAGGCTTGGCAACAAAATAAAAAGAAATGGATTCCAGAATTTGAGAAAGTCCGAGATCGGTATCGAAAACGAGCCGAGGGCGATGAGGTCATCGCGAGAATGTCTCTTTTTTATTCGACGGTCCATTTCGCCGCAGCGATCGCGCGGGAGGCCCTGGAGCTCGATGTCGATCTGAGCGTCCTGAGTGATCTATTTGATCAGATCATGGCTGAAACGACTGGAATTAATAAACCGCGCGAATTAATGGAGGTTATTCTCGCCGATCTCGATCACTCGAGAGGCTCGATTTTATATGAGGACTCGGACGATTTTCCAAAAGAACAACACGCGATTTACCACCAGGGGACGCTCGCTCTCATGCCTGCCTATCTTGGAAAAATGCTAGGAAAAGATAAATCTTTAATTCGCAAAGAGTGGAAAAAGAAAAACTATGTACTCTCAAAAGATGAAAAGGACGATACTCGTCAAGTAAAGAAAAAAGGACGAAATTTTCGGGCGCTCATGATCAATCCATCCATAATAAACGAATTAGGATATGATTTCAGCGATCGAAACGCTGAGCCGCAGGGAAATGTCCTGAGATTTCCTTTTAAAAAAGGTGATCTAAAATAACTATTTTGTTACCTTTTATTATTGTTTTGTTACTTATTACTATTGTTTTGTTACCTTATAAATTATATAAATCCTTATATATCAATGGTTTAACCCTATCTAGGTAACAAAGTAACAAAGTAACCACAATAATTATATAGTTAATAAAAAAATGACGGGAGATAAAAAAATGACTTTTTATCTCCCGTAAAAAAACAGTATATATATATATGTTTTTTTCAAAAAAAATTGTTACTTTGTTACCAGGAACCTCGAGCCTTAGAGCCTCAAGGGTTTTATAGGTAACAAAGACGAAAAAAAAGGTGTTACTGGTAACAAAAAAAAGTGTTACCAGGCATTTTCAGGAGGTAAAACCGTGAAAGAGATCGATATTCAGAATCAGATCAGAATCGCGCTGTCGGAGATCGCCGTGACATTTCGGGCGAATGTGGGCGTCTTTTTTACCAGAGACGGACGTCCGATCAGTACGGGACTCCCGAAAGGATTTTCCGATCTGTTTGGATTCAGGAAATCGGACGGACGCGCTTTTTTCCTGGAGATCAAAAACGAAAAAGGAAAACTCTCGAAAGACCAGGAGATTTTCCTGGAGGCGATGAAAAATCTCGGAGCGATCGCAGGCGTCGCCAGGAGTCCCGATGAGGCGCTCAGAATCGTCCGTGAGGAGGTTTAAAGATGGACAAAGATGTTTTACATTCGATCGTCGAATTTATCTTAAATTTAGTGATTGAGGGCGTCCTGGTCGGTTTTATTTTTTTATGGATTTCAAACAAAATCCAGGATAAGATTCATCAAAATTTAAAGGAAGAA